GCAAGCCGAAATGGTGAGCCTTTTGAGGCAATGGTTGAGCGTAAAAAGTACTTGCCAAACACTTTTGCTCGTTTCTGCACCCAAGAATTAAAGATTCTGCCCATAGACAAGTACATGAAAAGTCTTGGGCATGAGGACTATGTGACTTTTGTTGGTATTCGGGCTGATGAGCAAAGACGAGTCGCCAAGATGAAAAACAACAAAGACATCAAAGAAACACCATTGGCAACAGCAGGTATTTGCGTAAGTGATGTCCTAGATTTTTGGTTTAAGCAGCCATTCAATCTTGATACTGTGACAGTCAATGGCAATTCATTGTTAAGCAATTGTGATTTGTGTTTCCTCAAAAAAGCAGATCATTTGATGGGCTTGGTCATTGATAAACCAGAAAGAGCAGTTTGGTGGGCAAATATGGAGAAAAAGGTTGGAGCAAGGTTTAACCAGGCACACCCAAGTTACTCGGATATGTTGCATTTCAATGCCAAGCAACAGGGTTTATTTGATCCAAATGAAGAGTCAATTGCCTGTTTTTGTGGTGACTAAGGGTAAATCCCTATTCAATCGCCAATCAAACAAGCGTAAAGTTTAATTTTTAACAGGAGTGAATCATGAGTACATGGGAATTTGACACAACTACAGGTGCAGGCAGCGAGATCGTTACTGTCGTTTATGAGTATGAAAACGATGGAGAAACAACCTATAACGAGTCAATCAAAGAGATTTGGTTCAATGGGCGTGATGTCATTGGTTTATTGTCTGATGAGCAGTTCAAAGAGTTAGACATGGAGGCGGCTATGCGCTTTCAGCACCACAAAATCAATTACAAGATGGAGGATGTATGACTAGAGAAGACATTATCCATATGGCAAAAGAAGTTGGATTTGATGATGGTGAAATCGATACCTGTCAACTAATGCTTGAACAATTTGCCAACCTTGTTGCATCTGCTGAACGTGCAGAATGTGCAAAATTAGCAGATATTTCAGTTGATTTTTGGGTAAAAGGAGGTTTCCCAGAGTGTGCAGAAGTTCGGGAAGCAATGCACATTGGAGAAGCTATACGATCAAGAGAAAACAATGCGTAAACAAGTTAAACGCAAGGTATGGGCGTTGCTTAATCCCTTGAAACACGCTATCGAGGGCGCTTGCATTACCGATAGAGAAAAGCTAGACAAACTCAGGATGATGGAATACTCAGCCTTAGATGCGATAACTAAGGGAATGGGAACAATTCAAGATTGGCACACCCTCACCGAGGTGTTAAACCTATCAGAAACGATGGCAAGGGGTGGCGTAGGCCCAGAGGTGTTGCCAGTCTGTGAAAAGGCTCAAACAGCCCTGTTCAAAGCCGCAGAACGATATAACTCAACAATGCGAGTCGTGCTAGATGGAGAGGGTATTCAGGCAGTTCGAGAGTTAATCGAGTTTGCCGACCTCCAACAATCAAGCGTTTCTAGGTCTGAATTTGAAAGATATATTCAGAAAACTAGAGATTATTTAAAATCAAAAAATAGTAATGTGGTGGAAATAGTATGAACGAACCAACTAAAGCGATTCAATACATTATTGATACAGCACCACTATATGCCAAAGCCAAAGCCGACCGAATGTACTTAGAGGAATTTCGGAAAAGTAGGCGAAGCCAACTCATGGCAAACGCAGGAACTGAAGTACTTGGAAAACAAGAAACCTACGCCTACGCCCACCAGGACTATATCGAGATTTTAGAAGGTATTAGGCAGGCAGTAGAAACCGAAGAGAAGTACCGATGGCTGATGACAGCAGCGCAGGCCAGAATTGAATGCTGGAGAACTGAGCAATACTCAGCCAGAATTGAACAAAAAGCAACCCAATAATGCATTCAAAAAACAAACCAAAGCCAACAGCAGGGGAAAGATTGCACATTGCTAGAATCAAACTCATGCCATGCATTGTTTGCGACTCACCACCACCGAGCGAATGCCATGAAATAAACCAGGGGCAATGGTTTACATCGATGCCACTATGTGCAGATTGTCACAGGGGTTCGCTTAATGGAATACATGGGCAGCGCAGATTGTGGAATGTTAAAAAGATGGATGAATTGGCAGCCCTGAATGAAACGATCCGCAAATTGTGCGAGGAAATGCCTCTAAAAAGCGATAGAAGCCCCTTCTAAGCCTTTTTTATACTCAATTGATACTTGGGTGGCATAGACGCAAAAAAAGCCCCTAAAGGCTTAAATTACAGGGATTAAAAAACCCTCACAATGGAGGGTTCTAGGTTTATCGTTTGGTTAGTATTCGCAGAATCAGCGCAAGGGTTGCATATATCATGAATTCTCCGTTTCTAAACGATTAGCCTTGTACTGCAGATAAAGTGCATTTTCCTTGCATAAATCCACTTCATATTCTTCTAATCCAACTGCTAATTTTTCTGCTAATTTGATAGCTTTATTGGCTTTTTTCTCTGTAGATGCGGTAATAGCTAAAAACAGAGCTTGAGTTAGTGCATCAATTTGTGTCATTTTTAACCCCTTAAATTTGTTTTAACTTGATAACACGGGCCATTTTTTGGCCATGCGCTGGGTATGCAATAACTGGGACGTCTTTTGACCAACAAGCACGGCAGCCGTTACAGTTACCGCCATGTAAATATGCTTCGCACAATTTAACCCCTTCCCTTGCTTGAAAAGTGGCAGCATCTGGGCCGATAACAGAACCATGCAAGCCCTCGATGTATTCCCCTTGGATAGAATCACTAGAAAACCGAACCTTTACGTTTGGCAAAGCTTCCATTTGAGCGAAAACATGGGCAAATTTTGGGAATTTGTGCATTCTTGAGGGTAACCAATGATTTACCCAAGGTGTACGGATCATCACTTCCAAGATTTTTTCAGCAAGGCCAAGGGTATAAACGTCACCCGAATCGAACCAGCGGAAATATCTGTCCGAATCTAGTTCGTTTACCATTTCATCGACCCATTCAAGCCGCTGCCAGTCTTCCCGATTAGAGATTCTAGGAGCTTTAACATTAGGGTAATTGTAATTTCCAGTTGTTGCATAGCAGCCCTTGCACGCATCGACAAGCTCACCAGGCGCTGCCCATGAACCAGGGCAAGTATCAAGGGCTTGCAAGCTCCATGAACGTGCGTTGAGTTTAGAAGTTTGGGAGATTTTGATCATTATTAACACCTATTAAAAAAGAATTTAAAAATTTTTTGTTATCAGCACTCAAGCCACATTTCATAAATTTCTGGATATTGCTCTTTTAAATAATCTGCAGCCTGGTTAATTGCTACATCAATATTTGAGCTTAAATCAAGCATATATTCACCTTGATCTAATAAACGGATAGAACCATCCGTCAACAGTTCAACAGAGACAAACCCATCCCCATCGCAACAGTAAGAACCATAAGACAGGATCGTTTGCTCTTCATCAATAAAGCCGCCAGAATAGAATTCCCAATTTTCAAAATCTTTAGGGATAAAAACATCTTCTGGCAATGCATCACAATGTTTATTTGTATGAACAAAAAAGCATTTGCCATGCTTCGTTTGTGCGATCTTTTCCATTGTGACAATGTTTGTATATAAAGCCACAATATCTGCAGAATCTTTTGATTGTCTAATCCATTGTTTCATGTTTACACCTATTATTTAACCAGGATGTCGAAGTAAGCCAACAGGCCAACACAGAGTGCCAAACCAACAAAAATGGCTGTGAGAATGTCTTTATGGTTATCGTTCATGTTTACACCTTTCGAATTTTTTAATCAGCCGTTGAACTGTTGGTGAACTTTTCGACCAATTTCTAAAGCCCTAACCCTAAACAATGCGAGAGCTTTTTCCATGTTTTCTGGATCGTTTCTAGCATCGATTGTGAGATTGTATTCTGTCCACTCTTGGTTTGTCATTTCGCCACCTTCCAGGACAAAAGCTTCTGTTGCCCCATTGTGATATGGACGATGTGCAATTGTGCGGCCTGTTGACAAGAGAATGTTTTTCTTCATGTTGACACCTATTTGTAAGTTTTGTAAGCCTGGAGTATTTTGTGTTTTTACTCCAGGATGAAATTTTAAGCCTTGTTTGAAGAGTTCTCTAAGATGATTTCAAATGCATCCTCGATAGCATCTAAGACACTATGCAATGTGATGTCTCCAAGGTCGTTTAGTCCAAAGCCATATTGTGAAACGATCTCATAATCGATGTACAAAAACTTTTCGTTTGTTGCCTGCCATGCTTGAGCTTGTTCTACTGTCAAGTTCTCCAGGATGTTTTTGAGATTGATTTTCATGATGTTGACGCCTATTAAAAGTTCCTAGTTCCTCTAGGTCGGTATGCATAGAGTAGCACCAAAAAATAAAAAAAACATAGGGACAAACCCTAATAAAGTACAATTTAATTAAATTATTTTTTACCCTGGGAGAAAAACATGGGAAGACCAAGTACACCCCAAACCCGATATTTCCAGAAAAAATTATCAGATCAACAAAAACAAGTGATGTTGGCAGCAGGAAGAGGGAATATTTGTAGAGGGTTCGAAAACATGATAGACCTATACAGTTACGCCCACAATCAAGGGTTTCGTCCTGGCATGGAGTTGAGTATTTTAAATATAGGAATCGCGGATAAAGAGACAGCCCTTAATGAGTGAATCATTAGGTAATGTAGTAAGGGATAGATAGAAGGATAGAAGAGGGAAAACAGAACTAAAAATCCAAGTACTACCAAAAAGGTGCTTCTGTCTCTTTCACACAACAAGTTATAAACCATAACTAAATTGATTATGAAACATAACGATCTATCTCTTAAGGCAAACCCTATGCTGTACGTTTAGCCAGTACTGTATAAAAAGACATTGGTAGAAACCCTAGGTGTATGGAAAGATGGGGGGGGAAGGGGTAGGTGGGAGTAGTAGATATTTGTGGTGCTTCCCTCATTCAGAAAAAAGGAAATCAAATGGAAACGCTAAAACGAGGCAGAGGACGACCAAAAGGAAGTGTCAAAATGACGATACAGAGGTTTGCTGATAACCCGCCTGCTGTATTGCCTAAGACAGACCACCAGAGGCTCAAGGAGCTTAAGGAGTTAATGATTAGGAGTGGAGGTAAGGATGTGGCTCAGAAGGTCATAGAGATAGCATTAAACGATGACCATCCACATCAATTGGTTGCTTTGAAGATGTGTTTAGACAGGACTCTACCTGTTTCTATGTTTGAGAAGGACAAGAGCCAAAGGTCTGCTGTGACCATCAACATTACTGGTTTGGGACAAGAGCCAATGGTAGTAGACACTAACCCTGATGCAGAAGATGTAGAGGTTAAATATGGCTGACCTGAACTTTAGCTTACTTCCTTGGCAACAAGAGGTATTCAAAGACCAAACGAGGTTTAAGGTAGTGGCTGCTGGTCGTAGGTGTGGTAAATCTAGGATGGCGGCTGTAACGCTCCTTATAGAGGGTTTAAAGTGTCCACAAGGCTCTGCGGTGCTTTATGTATCACCTACTATGGGACAGTCAAGACAGATTATCTGGGACTTGCTGTTAGACCTTGGAAGAGACATTATCCAGAATAGTCATGTTAACAACTTGGATATCACTCTGATAAACGGAGCAAGAATCTATGTTCGTGGTGCTGACAGACCAGATACCCTTCGTGGTGTGTCTTTGACCTATGCCGTACTGGACGAGGTAGCCGACATTAAGCCTGAAGCATGGGAACAGGTTATTCGAGCATCTCTATCTGATAAACGAGGGAGAGCATTATTCATCGGCACTCCTAAAGGGCGTAATTGGTTCTACGACACCTTCAAACTAGGAGAGAGTGAAGATGATCCTGATTGGAAGAGTTGGCACTTCACCACCGCAGACAATCCTTTGATTGACCAAAAAGAGATTGAATCTGCCAAGAAGACCTTGAGTTCCTTTGCTTTTAAACAAGAGTACATGGCGAGTTTCACCAATGCGGGTTCGGACATCTTCAAGGAAGAATGGATCAAGTATGGTGTAGAGCCGAACTATGGAAGCTATTACATTGCTGTTGACCTTGCGGGATTTGAAGAGGTTGCCAAACAAGCCGCTAACTCTAAGAAGCGTCTGGATGAATCGGCTATCTCTATCGTAAAGGTTACTGACGATGGGAAGTGGTTTGTTCAGAAGATTGAACACGGAAGATGGGATATCCGAGAGACTGCGGCTAAGATTCTGATGGCTATTCGGGACTACAGACCTTTAGCTGTGGGGATAGAGAGGGGGGCGCTAAAGAACGCTGTTTTACCCTATCTGAGTGACCTTATGCGAAAAAACAACACCTTTGCGCATATCGTGGATTTGACGCATGGGAATAGAAAAAAAGCTGACAGGATAATCTGGGCTTTACAAGGTAGGTTCGAGCATGGCAGAATTGTGTTAAATTCTGAGGAAGATTGGGATGAGTTTGTAGACCAGTTAATCCTGTTCCCTGCTCAAGGTGTTCACGATGACCTACCTGACTCCCTTAGTTACATTGACCAACTAGCTGTTACATCTTATATGGAAGATGATGACAATGAGGATTGGCAACCGATAGATATTATCTCAGGGGTATAAGATGGAATTCCAAGAACCTAGCGATTCAGACAAAGAACTAACCGCCTTTGTTGTTAACCATTGTGATCGCTGGCGTGATTACCGAGACACCAACTACCTAGAAGAATGGCTTGAGTATGAGCGCATCTTCAATGGTGAATGGGCTGTTGAGGACAAAACTCGTGATTCCGAGCGTTCAAGAATCGTTACTCCCGCCACCCAACAAGCCGTAGAAACCCGCCATGCTGAAATCATGGAGGCTATCTTTGGTCAAGGTGAGTTCTTTGATATCCAAGACGATATCCGTGATGTCAATGGAAATCCTCTAGATGTTGCTGCTATCAAGGCTCAACTCATGGAAGACTTCAAGGTTGATAAGATTCGTAAATCTATTGACCAAATTGAGTTGTTGGCAGAACTCTATGGTACTGGTATCGGTGAGATTGTTGTCAAAACAGAGAAAATCTTTGTTCCCGCTACTCAGGCAATCCCTGGTCAAATTGGACAAGCGGCTATTGGTGTTGTCGAAAAAGACCGCATTGCCGTAAAGATTGTTCCTGTTAACCCTAGAAACTTCTTGTTTGACCCTAACGGCACATCCATTGATGACTGTATGGGTGTGGCTATTGAGAAGTATGTTTCTATCCACAAGGTTGTCAAAGGTCAGGAAGATGGTATCTATCGCAAGGTACAAATTGGTACTGATTCGATGGATACAGACTTAGAGCCTACTCAAGAGATTACTCAGTACGAAGACGATAAAGTTAAGTTGTTGACATACTATGGTCTAGTTCCTCGTGAATACCTTGAGCAACTGGAAAACGAAGATGGTGAAGTAGAAGACTTGTTCCCTGAAGACTCTGTTCAGGATGAGTATTCCGATCTGGTTGAGGCAATTGTTGTGATTGCCAATGATGGTGTTCTTCTGAAAGCAGAAAAGAACCCATACATGATGAAAGACCGCCCAATCCTTGCGTATCAGGACGATACTGTTCCTAATCGCTTGTTGGGTCGTGGTACTGTAGAAAAGGCTTACAACTCACAGAAGGCTATCGATGCCCAAGTTCGTAGCCACTTAGACTCCTTGGCGCTGACTACAAGCCCAATGATGGCTATGGATGCTACTCGCTTGCCTCGTGGTGCTAAGTTTGAAGTAAAGCCAGGCAAAGCTATCCTGACAAACGGCAATCCTAATGAGATTCTGTTCCCATTCAAGTTTGGTAATACTGATGGCTCTAACCTGACTACTGCTAAAGAGTTTGAGCGTATGCTTTTACAAGCTACTGGTACGCTAGACTCACAAGGGATGGTATCTGCTGTTGCTCGTGATGCGGGTCAAGGTGGTATTTCGATGGCTGTTGCCTCGATTATCAAGAAATACAAGCGTACATTGGTGAACTTCCAAGAGGATTTCATGATCCCCTTCATCACCAAAGCAACATATCGCTATATGCAGTTCGACCCAGAGCGTTATCCTACTGTGGACATGAAGTTTATTCCGACTGCCGCATTGGGAATCATTGCTCGTGAGCATGAACAACAGCAGTTTATTGCCCTTTTGCAGACCCTTGGCCCAAATACTCCTGTTTTACCAGTCATTCTCAAAGGAATCATGGCGAATTCCTCTTTGTCAAACCGATTTGAGTTGATTGAGATGCTCGACAAGATGTCACAAGGCGATCCACAAGCCCAACAAGCTCAAGCAATGCAACAACAGTTGGCTATGCAGTTAGCTCAGGCTCAGATTGCTGTCCAAACGACTCAAGCAGAGCAGAACAAGGCAGAGGCTCAGAAGTTGTTAACAGAGGCTCAATTGATGCCTATTGAGTTGCAAGCTAAGAGCATGGCTGCTACGACTAAGAATCTTCCAAACGAAGATGCTTTGGCTTCTAAAGAGTTTGACAAGCGAGTCAAGATTGCTGAATTGATGCTCAAAGAAGCAGATATTCAGAACAAGGCTAAGATTGTTGAAAAACAGATGACTAAACAATGAGTCCAGAACTGCAAAAGTATTACGAAGAGCGATTCACCATGATGTCCACTCAAGGTTGGGTGGATTTAATGGAGGATATTGACAAGATGATTGAACCTTTGAATAATATTTCAACAATTGCAGATGAAAAGACTCTACAATTTCGTAAAGGTGAGTTATCAATACTTATTTGGCTGAAAAACTTGAAACAAGTCAGCGAGCGAGCATTTGAGGACTTAAATGAAAAGAATGTATGAATTCGCCTGTGTAAATGGGCATAAAACAGAGAGATTTGTTGATTATGAGGCAACAATTCTCAAATGTGAGTGCGGTGAGGAAACTCATCGTGTTCTATCAGCGCCAGCATTTCGACTAGAAGGTTGGTCTGGCTCTTTCCCAACGGCTTATAGCAAGTTTGGCAAGAGTCATACTGACAAGTTGAAGGCTGAACGCAAAGCCAACTCATAAGCAATTATGCCGAGTTGAATCTCCTACAACCGAAAGCGGCAGGAAAAGGAAATTAGTATGTTGATTGACGATGACAAAGAAGTGTTTGGTGAGTTAGAAATTGAAGAGCAGAAGATCGCTCAAAAGGCTGAACTTCCTGAGAAATACAGGGACAAAAGTTTAGACGAGATTGTGAAGATGCACCAAGAGGCTGAGAAGCTAATTGGTAAGCAAGCACAAGAAGTGGGTGAAGTCCGTAAGCTCGCAGATGAACTCCTAAAACAGAACCTTAGTTCTAGACAGCAACAGACAAAAACGGAAGAGCCTGAAGTAGATTTCTTTGAGAATCCACAGAAGGCAGTTCAACGGACAGTTGATAATCACCCTGACATCCTAGCTGCACGACAAGTGACGTTAGAGATGAAAAAGGCACAGATTCAGCAGAAGTTGGCTCAAGAACATCCCGATTTTGGCGACATCGCTAAAGATCAGGACTTTGCGAATTGGGTGAAGTCTAGCCCTGTGCGTCTAAAGTTGTTCGAGCAAGCAGACTCTGGATATGATTACGACTCAGCTAATGAACTGCTGTCTACTTACAAGCAACTTCGTAGCGTGAAGACTAAGCAAGCAAGTGATGCTGGAGAAGCCACTCGCAAGCAGAATCTGAAGGCTGTTGGAGTTGATGTTGGTGGTTCTGGAGAATCTTCTAAGAAGGTTTATCGTAGGGCTGACCTTATTCGGCTGAAAATGCAAGACCCTGGTCGTTATGAGATGCTAAGTGACGAGATCATGCAAGCGTACTCAGAAGGCCGAGTTAAGTAACTTTTTTTTAATTTTGGAGATTTAATCATGGCAAATACCGCCTTTTCCCCCACAAATAGTGTAACCACTACATCCGCAGCTAACTTCATTCCAGAGATTTGGAGTGATGAAATTGTTGCCGCCTATAAGAAAAACCTCGTCTTGGCTAACTTGGTCAAGAAAATGTCTTTCAAAGGCAAAAAGGGTGACACAGTCAACATCCCTAGCCCTGCTCGTGGCAATGCTTCTGCTAAAGCCGCTACAGATGCAGTTACTCTGATTGCTGAAAGCGACACAAACATTCAAGTGTTGATCAACAAGCACTATGAGTACTCACGTTTGATCGAAGACATCGTTGAAGTGCAAGCTCTGACATCTTTGCGTTCTTTCTACACAGAAGACGCAGGTTATGCCTTGGCTAAACGCATCGACACAGACTTGGTTCAATTGGGTCGTGCTTTCAATGGCGCTACTATCGGTACTGACGACTATGCTACTTCTGCTTCTAGCACAAAAGCATATATCGGTTCTGATGGTACTACTGCTTATAACAGCTCTACATCAAATGCCGCTGCTTTGACAGATGCTGCTATTCGTCGCACTATTCAGCGTTTGGACGACAACGACATTCCTATGGATGGTCGTTTCTTCCTGATTCCTCCTTCAAGCCGTAACACATTGATGGGTCTGGCTCGTTACACCGAGCAAGCCTTCATTGGCAATGGCGATGCGATCCGCAATGGTGAAATCGGTCAACTGTACGGCATGGCTGTGTTCGCCACATCTAATGCTGATACTGGTGCTGGTTCTTCTGGTACAGACCGCATCTGCTTGATGGGCCACAAAGACTCTATGGTCTTGGTTGAGCAATTGGGCATCCGTTCACAGACTCAGTACAAGCAAGAGTACCTTGGTACATTGTTTACTGCTGACACCATTTATGGTGTGAAGGCTTTGCGTACAGCCGCATCTAGCTCTGCAGCTAATGCTTCTGGCGCTTACGCTTTGGCAGTTCCTGCTTAATGTTGCCACTTCTCCCCTCGCCTTAATCGGTGGGGGGATTTTTTCTTAATTTAGGAGGAATTCATTATGGCAACCGCATCTTCAGTTGTAACTCGTCGTGGTAACGATCAATTTCGTGGACTTTTTAGCGATACATGGGCAGTAACTTGCACATTGAACGCTGGTTCATTGGTTGATGGTGCAGGCGAGACAGACGATGTAACAGTACCAGGCGTAGCCCTTGGCGACATGGTTCTTTGCTCATCTTTGGCAGTTGACTTGGTTGGTTTGACAGTAACAGGTTATGTTTCTGCCGCTAACACAGTTAAGTTCCGCATTCAGAATGAGTCTGGTTCTACTGTTGACTTGGCTTCTGCAACAATGGACATTGTTATTGTTCGCATGGTCTAATCTAAAGGGGGCTAATAACCCCCTTTTCTTCGGAGATTCTTATGGCTACCTTTAAGTGCTTACAAAGTGGGCAAACAGTAACTTTCATGCTTCAACATGATATTGATAGCATGAAGGGTCATGCAGGTTATGTCAGAATTGATGAAGAGGAAAAAGAGTCTTTTGAGAAGCCTTTAATATTATCTCAACCACAGCCTGTCAAGAAGATGGGTCGTCCAAGGAAGACCGCAAATGTCTGAGATTGATCCACGAGAATTCGGCAAGTTAGAAGCCCAAGTAGAGGCTCTACAGAACGAAGTTCATGCAATGCGTGAAGATATTAAAGCCCTTTTAGAGATGGCAAACAAGTCCAAAGGTGGAATGTTTGTTGGGATGGCAATTGCCTCTGTAGTTGGTGGCGTTGTCTCGTTTATTGCAACAAAGATAATTCGTTAAGGAAACACCATGTACGGAAAAACCAAGATGACTAGCGCCAAGATGCCAAAGAAGGACAAGAAGCCTATGCCTTTGGCTATTATGATTGCTGTTGGTAAGCCCATGCCCAAGCGTGGTGAGCGTACTGCAAAGAACATGATGAAGAAATCAGGTCGTGGCAAATGAAACCCGCTACCAAAGTCGCCAAGGTAATGCGAGAGTACAAAGCAGGTAAATTGCACTCTGGATCAAAGAAAGGCCCAGAGGTTACTTCTCGTAAACAAGCGGTTGCCATTGCTTTGTCTGAAGCAGGTATGTCTAAGCCTAAGATGAAGAAAAAGAAATGAAACAAGGTCTTTACGCTAATATCAATGCCAAACGAGAACGCATCAAGGCGGGGTCTAAGGAAAAGATGCGTAAGGTAGGCTCAAAAGGCGCTCCGACAGAGGCCGCTTTCAAGGCTGCTGCTAAAACAGCAAAGAAGAAATGAAGACTCCTGCTTGGCAAAGAAAAGAAGGAAAATCTGCTTCTGGGGGCTTGAATGCCAAAGGAAGAGCATCGTATAATGCAGAAACAGGTGGTAATTTAAAAGCACCAGTCAAGTCGGGAGATAACCCTCGTAGGGCATCCTTTTTAGCACGAATGGGCAATATGCCTGGCGCTGAGATGAAAGATGGAAAGCCTACCCGACTTTTACTTTCTCTTAGAGCTTGGGGAGCATCGTCCAAGGAAGACGCTAAAGCTAAGGCTAAAGCGATCTCTAAGAGGAATAAGAAGTGAGACCAGTATCTGTCAGTAAGAATTTAACTGCTAATACGGCTACTACGCTGTATACAGTTCCTACTGGATACTATGCAAAGTGTGTCTTAATTCATGCTTGCAATACTTCTCCAAGCAAACACATTTCATTTAGTTGGTATGACGCAAGTACTGCTACATCAACTTTAATTGTTAGCGAACAAGTTTTATCAGCAAGAACAACATTAACGCTTATTTCAGACACACAATATTTTGTGATGGAAGAAGGTGATTATTTAACCACTACTTCTGAGGCTGGCTCAACAATGTCTGTACTTGCAACATTTGAAGTATTAGGAGCGCAACGAACATGACCTACTTAGAACTTGTTAACGATGTCCTAATTCGCTTGCGTGAAAGCACAGTATCTACTGTTGGCGAAACAACATATTCTTCTTTGATTGGCAAGTTTGTCAATGATGCCAAGCGTCAGATTGAAGACACATATACTTGGAATTGCCTGTCACAAACAGTAACAATTTCAACTACTGGTGGCACACATTCTTATTCTTTGACTGGCGTTGGTCAAAAGTTCCGTGTGATGGATGCTCTGAATACAACTAGCAATGTTGTGATGGGTGATGTTCCTTTCACGAGCATGAATCGTAAGTTAAACTTTGTGACTCCAGTTCAAGGAATTCCCTCTGAATACTGCTACAACGGAGTAGATTCTAGTGGCGACACAAAGATTGATTTGTACCCAATTCCTGATGGCGCTTACACAATCTTGTTTGATGTGATTGTTCCTCAAGCTAATCTATCTTCTGACACAACAACAGTCAAAGTCTTGGACTATTTGGTGACTCAGAGTGCTTATGCTCGTGCTTTGATTGAGCGTGGTGAGGATGGAGGAACTAACTCTTCCGAGGCTTATGCCATGTTCAGAGGAATGCTTGCTGATGCTATTGCAATGGAAAGCACTCGTTATCCTGAAGACAATTTTGAGGCAGTTTAATGGCAGCGCCACTACAAAGTTACAGTCTTTCAGCACCAGGCTTCTATGGCCTGAATACTGAAGATTCGCCCTTAGATTTAGGGTCTGGCTTTGCTTTAGTTGCTACAAACTGCATCCTTGACCAATATGGTCGTATTGGTGCTAGAAAAGGTTGGACAAAGGTTAATTCCTCTTCTGGAAACCTTGGTGCTAACGATGTTGGTGTTATCCATGAGTTAGTTCAGAATGATGGCACTTTAACAGTCCTATTCGCTGGCAATAGCAAGATATTCAAACTTGGGATATCCAATGCGGTGACTGAGTTGACCTATGGTGGTGGCGGTACTGCTCCTACCATTACTGCAAACAACTGGCAATGTGCATCTTTGAATGGGATTGCATACTTCTTCCAAACAGGGCATGACCCTTTGATTTACGACCCTGCTGTAAGTACAACTACTTATCGTAGAGTGTCTGAGAAATCAGGTTATGTTGCTACTGTTCCACAAGCAAATATTGTTTTATCTGCTTTTGGTCGCCTTTGGGTTGCTAATACTTCTACTGACAAAGTAACGATTAGCTTCTCTGATCTGATTGCAGGTCATGTATGGGGTGGCGGCACTTCAGGAACATTGGATGTTTCTCGTGTGTGGCCTAATGGTGCTGACGAAGTGATGGGCTTGGCTGCTCACAATGATTTCTTGTTTATCTTTGGCAAACGACAGATTCTTGTCTATTCCAATGCTTCTACACCCGCCTCTCTTGTTCTGAGCGACACAGTAGGTTCTATTGGGTGTGTGGCTAGGGATACCATTCAGAGTATTGGTTCTGATGTTGTTTTCTTGTCAGATTCAGGTGTTCGTTCATTGATGAGGACTATTCAAGAGAAGTCTGCTCCTTTGCGAGACATATCTAAGAATGTTCGTTTTGACCTAAATTCATCATTGGCAAGCGAAACATTGGCTAATCTGAAGTCTGTTTACTCAGAAAAAGAAGCCTTCTATCTGCTTGTTTTGCCTGCAACATTCCAAGTTTATTGCTTTGATACTAAGCAGAATCTGCAAGATGGCTCATTTAGGGTTACTAAGTGGGACTCTATTGCTCCAACAGCATTGAAATCACTTAGAAATGGTGATTTGTACATTGGTAAGAATGGCTACATTGGTAAGTACCAAGGCTATCTTGATGATGATGCGACTTATCGCTTTGCTTACTATACAAACAATGCTGACTTGGGTAATCCTAACCAGATTTCGATTCTCAAGAATGTGACCGCCATTGTGATTGGTGGATCGAATCAGTACTTAGCGATTAAGTGGGGATTTGACTATTCTGGTGCTTATCAAGCCGAAAATATCTACATTCCTACTCAGACAAGTTATGAGTATGGTACTGCTGAGTACAACATTGCTGAATACACAAGTGGTGTTCCTATCAAGACTCTGACCGCCAATGCTTCAGGTGCGGGAAAGATTGTCCAAACTGGTTATGAAACAACGATTAACAATGTTTCATTTTCTCTGCAAAAGATTGAAATTCAAGCCAAAGATGGCAAAATGGGCTAAGAGGTAAATCATGTCAAATTACACCAAAACCACGAACTTTGCATCTAAAGACAATCTGTCGCCTGGCAATCCTTTAAAGATTGTTAAGGGTGCTGAGATTGACACCGAGTTCAATAATATTCAGACTGCTGTTGCCACAAAAACTGACAATGCTTCTGCCAATATTACTGGTGGCTCAATTACTGGTATTACCGATTTGGCTATTGCTGATGGCGGTACAGGTGCTTCTACAGCTACTGCTGCTCTGAATAATCTTTTGCCTAGCCAAACAGGTAACGCAACCAAGTATCTGCAGACTGATGGCAGTAACGCTACTTGGGATGCTGTTAGCCTATCTACTAGCGACATTACTGGTACTTTACCTGTTGCAAATGGTGGTACTGGCGTAACTTCATCTACTGGTACAGGCTCTGTTGTTCTGTCAAACAGTCCTACTTTGGTGACTCCCGCATTGGGAACTCCCGCTTCTGCGACTTTGACAAACGCCACAGGACTGCCGATCTCTACTGGTGTGAGTGGTTTGGGTACTGGTGTTGCTACATTCTTGGCTACACCTTCATCTGCTAACTTGGCATCTGCTGTATCTGATGAAACAGGTTCAGGTGCTTTGGTATTTGCCAATAGCCCAACCTTGGTCACTCCCGCCCTTGGAACGCCCTCTAGCGGTACTTTGACCAATGCTACTGGCTTGCCTATCAGCACAGGTGTTTCAGGTCTTGGAACAGGCGTAGCGACCTTCCTAGCGACTCCTTCAAGTGCAAACCTTATTTCTGCTGTAACAGATGAAACTGGCACAGGCTCTTTGGTCTTTGCAACATCTCCTACATTGGTAACACCTGCTTTGGGGACACCTTCTAGCGCAACACTAACAAACGCTACAGGTCTTCCAATTGCTACAGGCGTATCTGGTTTAGGTACTGGCGTAGCTACAGCTTTGGCTGTTAATGTCGGCTCTGCTGGCGCTCCTTTAGTCAATGGTGGTGTGCTTGGAACTCCATCTAGCGGTACTGCTACAAACATTACTGGTCTGCCTTTGTCTACTGGTGTAACAGGAACTCTCCCTGTTGCCAATGGTGGTACAGGTCAGACTAGCTACACAGATGGTCAACTGTTGATTGGTAACACAACAGGTAATACTCTTGCTAAAGCTACTTTGACAGCGGGTTCTGGTATTTCTATCACCAATGGTGGTGGATCAATCACTATTGCCGCTTCTGGTGGCGGTGGATCGGGCGATGTTACTGGCCCTGCATCTTCGACAGACAATGCTTTGGCTCGTTTTGATAGCACTACTGGCAAGATTATTCAGAACTCTGTTGGCATCTTGAGTGATGCGGGTGCTATTTCTGGTTTGACAGACATCTCTGCCTCTGGCTCTGTAACCCTCTCTGGAGGCACAACCAATGGAGTAACCTATCTCAATGGTTCAAAGGTTCTGACAAGTGGTTCTGCGCTTACTTTTGATGGGACTAACATAGGTATTGGGACAAGTTCGCCTCAAACAATACTTAATGGTTTTTCTTCAAGCGCAAGGGGCATGGCTATTGAAAATGCTTACCCACTTATTGCTTTTTCTGATACTTCAAATGCTGCATATAAGGCTTATGTTGGAATAGATAGCGGTGAACTTTATTTGTGGAACGCTTCTAATGTCGCAACTGTTTTTGCTGTAAACAACGCAGAACAAATGCGCCTCACCTCAACAGGGTTGGGTATTGGTACAAGTTCGCCTGCTACAAGGCTTCATGTTCTTGATTCTGGTGGTGGTGGTAGTTCTGGAACTTTGCGACTTGGTGGGTCAACTTACTACGGCACAGTTCAGCACGATGGACTCACTACTGGCGCAAACATTTATAACAGCCAAGATTCTGGCGGTCACTTATTTCAAAATAGTGGAAGTACAGTTCTTACATTAAACAACTCAGGCAATCTAGGCTTGGGAGTTACTCCGAGTGCTTGGAACACATATAAAGCATTTCAAGTTGGTACTGGCTCTTTGTTTAACGCAACTGTTGGCGGTACTGATTACACCATCATGGCGTCTAACGCCTACACCGACACTTCTAGCACTTACAAATACATCGGAACTAACTTTGCAACTGCTTATTACCAGTTTGGTGGAAAACACGCTTGGTTTAACGCCCCATCAGGAACAGCAGGAAACGCTATCACCTTTACTCAGGCGATGACTCTGGATGCAAGTGGGAATTTGATGGTTGGTACGACAACGCAGTTAGCAAGAGCAAACTTTGCTGAAAGTGTTGTGAGTGGTGAAGCAGATGTATTGATTGGTAACTCAGCAGGTAGCGGCACAAACAACACAGCCGCCTTGTACTTGTCAGGCCAAAATACCTTAGTTAGGTCGGCAGCAATCAAAGCTATTATGGGCGGAAGCAATGAACATTCGCTTGCGTTCTTTACCAATGGTGCTTTTGCTGACCCTACAGAACGAGCCAGAATAGACTCTAGCGGTAACTTTTTAGTGGGTCGTACATCGTCATCCGACATTGCGGGTACAACCACTAATGGTTGGATGATTAAAAACAACCAAGTTCAACATACTGCTTCAGGTACAAATATGTATCTGACTACATCAAGTAGTGGTTCGCAAATATTTATTACTTTTTATAGCCAAACAACTGCTGTTGGTTCAATTACAACAAATGGCTCTTCTACTTCGTATGTAACTACTTCAGACTATCGTTTGAAAGAAGACATTGCGCCTATGACTGGTGCTTTGGCAACTGTTGATGCACTAAAGCCTTGCACTTATAAATGGAAAGCAAATGGCTCTGATGGTCAAGGTTTTATTGCTCACGAACTTGCTGAAGTTTGCCCTGATGCCGTGGTTGGTTCAAAAGATGAAGTAGATGCAGAAGGTAACCCTGTTTATCAAGGCATTGACACATCATTCCTAGTG